CATTACGCTTTCCAATGCCGAAGCCACCGAAATCACCTTTAGTGCATATTGTACTGGGGTGGGCGTTGAAATACCAATGGATGGCAAGGTAACAAATGATGTTACCTTGAAGATTTCCGGTGCGGTAACCCTTAGCAGCTAAACACAATCTTAAAAGGAGGTTCACCAATGCAATTCTTAACCAAAGAGGCAATCAAGTCCCAGGCCGCCAAGCCGCGTGTAGAAAAAGTGGAACTGCCAGAATGGAATGGTTTCATTTACGTGCGGGAAATGTCTGCCAAAGCCCGTGATGCTTTTGAGTCCAGCACCTTCGTCTTTGACAAGAAGGGCAACCTGGACAAAAACATGGCCAACTACCGGGCGCGTTTTGTGGTATTGACGGCCTGCGACGAGGAAGGCAACTTGGTATTTTCGCCTAACGATGCGGAGTGGTTGGGCGAAAAGCAAGCAGCCACCGTGAGCAAAATCTACGATGCTGCCCAAAAGCTCAACAGTATTCCTACTGGAGAGACATTGGAAAAAAACTCCGACGTCCCCGCAGACGCTTCCTCTTCAGACTAGCCCTGGCGTTGGGGAGGACGGTTGCTGAATTGGAAGAAACCATAACTGAAGCAGAACTGGCCGAATGGATGGTGTTCTACCATAAAGAACCGTTCCTCCCACAGCGCATAGAGTACAGTGCGGCGGGGATATGCCACTTGTTGGCGATGATCAACAGAGACCCAAAAAAGGGCAAACGGCCGAAATTGACCGATTTTCTGCTTTTTGAAAATGCAGAAGAAAGGCGGCCAGAAAAGGTCACTGATCCGGATGTAATAAAGAATCTATTTTTAGCATTGCCAAATACAAAAGTGAAAGAAAGAAAGCGCGATGGCAATAACAATCGGCGAGCTGGTAGCCAAACTAAGAATTGATTACGAGGATTTTACCAAAGGTCAGCGTAAGCTGGTTCGTGGTGCAGAGGTTGCAACCAAGAACATAGAACAGCATTACGAGGACCTCGGTATTCATTCTTCGCGTCATTTGGATTTGATGCGGGAAAAAGCCAAACGCAACTTTAATGCTATTGCCAATTCCGCAGAAGCCAGTTTCAATGATATCGCTCGTGCTCACCAAGCCATGATGGCGAAGATTGCCGCCGCCAATAAAATGGGGGCTGTACCAGACACCAGAGCCGCAGAACTCCAAAAAGCCTACAAAACCCTTGGTGTTCGCCCTGCCGCAGAAATAGAAGCCCAAAAAAGACAACTACAAAAAGCCTACCAAATGGCGGCAAAGGCCGCGGGGTATGATACTGCGGAAATCCTGCGCATGGAACAAGCCAAAAACGCCAAAATAGCTGCATTGGATAAAGAATTACGGGCACAACAGATTGCTACGCAAAAACAAGTAACTGCCGCTACTCAGGCCGCCACCAAGGAAATGGCAGATGCTTACAAAACATTGGGTTTGCGTAGCAATGCTGAATTTGATGCCATGCGGCAGAAGATCTTAGACGCAAACAAAGCTGTTGTGGCGGATGCAAAAGGGAACCAAGCTGCGATTGTACGGGCCAACGAAGCCACTGCTGCAAAGCTAGCCAAGATTGACGAAATGCAGTTTGGCAAGCAGATTTCTTTACAAGAGCGAATGGCAATGGCAGCGCAAGAAAAAGCAAATGCTGTTGCCAAGGCTTACAAGACGTTAGGAATGCGTTCTGCGGAAGAATTTGATCGTATGCGGAAGAACGTAGTTTCCGCATACGATACCATTGCGCAGCATGCAATGCAACAAGCCCAAACAGGGGCAATATCCGCCAAACAAGCCACACAGACCATTCTTGAAGCAGAAAAACACAAGAACGCACAGCTCGCCCAAATGGACGAAATGCAATATGGTAAACGCATTTCTGCCGCCCAACAAACTGCCCAACAGATGGCTGCCAGCTTTCAAACCTTGGGCATTCGTTCTTCTGCTTCTATAGAAGAGGAACGGCAACGAATAGAAAAAGCCTATAGTGATATAGTCAACAATGCCAAAAGTACCAAGGATGAGATTTTGCGGGCAGAAAAGTCCAAAACTGCCGCAATGAAGCGTCTCCACGCCGAACAGTGGAGTTCGCAGAACGATCTCTTCAGTAGGATCAAAACCGGCGCTGCTATGGTGTTGGGGCATGCTGTCACGCAATTCACTTTGGTGGCCATGGCTGCCCATGCTGTCATCAGTCGGATTGTACGTGGCATTACCAATATGTTTAAAACCAGTTTCAAGGCTATGGCCGATTATGAGATTGCCGTGGCTTCTTTGGCTGCTATGGTGGTGACGTTTACCGAAAAACCGGCAGGAAAAACCCAAGCCGAATATTGGCAAGATGCGGTGCGATACGCTGAGGGGATGATCCCGGTGTTGGAAAACATTGCTGCCAAGACCCTCATGACCGGTGAGCAAGTCACCGCATTGGCCAATGCCTTTGCCCGCGTCGGTGTGTTCCTCGATCCCGGTAACGCTCCACAGATGGAAGCCTTCACGGCCCTGGCCAACGCCCTGCCGATCCTGACCCGTGGCCAGGAAATTATGAAGCAGATCAACACTGAAATCCGTGCCCTGACCCAAGGTACCAACATGGCTACTTCTATGTTGCTCACTACTTTGCATGCTTTGGACCCAATGGTGAAAAAGCACGTTATCCAGTGGCGTGAGCAGAATACCGTGTTGGAGAACATCGGCAAAATGCTCTCCGGCTTCATCCCGGCTTCAGAACTTTTGGCCAATCAGTGGCAAGCCATCAACAATGCTCTGACCACCATTTGGAAGCAAACGTTGCGTGGGGGCATGTTGGGCGTCTACAAGGAGATCATTGCTGCGACCAAGGAGTTGACCGAATGGACAAAACAACACCGTGAGCAGATTTCGCAGGGTTTGGCTGTTGCCTGGGCGTCAATTTATACCATCGTAGAAAGCGTTTGGTTGATCCTGAAACCTTTTGGCCCTTTGTTGTTCCAATTAGCACAGGAGTTGTATACAATTTTTTACCTTTGGGTAAGAATAGAAAAAACAATCAACAATGTGGCAAAGCAGCAAAAAGGTTTCATTTGGCAAACAATGCAATGGGTGCAATACCTTTGGAATGCTTGGAGTGCGCTTTCTTATTTTTCCGTAGGAATGTTCGATGATGCAAAGCGCTCCATGAATGCTATGCAAAAGAATTTTGATAATTTGTTTAACAATTTATCAAAAGGAGTAGAAACAGATCCTATAGAAGATTGGACCGAGGCTTGGCAAGACGCCGGCAAAGTATTGAAAACCTTGGAAATGGACTCTGCTAAAGCTTACCAGAAAATTGGTAAAGGGGCACTGGGCGTGCGGGATGCATTGATGCAAGCCGCAGAAGCATTCGAATTTACGCTGCCTTCCGACATTGATTATCAAATTCTCGGTGCGCAAGAAACATTTGAAAAAGCAGCCAAAGAGTTGGAAAATACTATTGCCGTTAATGTTGCCAATTTAAAAGCGCTGGAAGTTGCCTGGGCCAGTGGTAATCGGGATGCTATGCAAGCAGTACTGACCAGCATGTACGATGAGGTAACATGGGCAGAATCTGAAATAGAAGAGGCCACCAAAAATGCTTTAGAAAATACTCGGGAACTTCTTGCCAATGCAGTGAAGGACCGGGAGGGTTTATACCTGGCGCATATGAAAAAGATGCAGGATATACGATCCAAATCTCTTTTTGGTCAAGCTGCCAGTATTTTAGGTTACATATCTCCTACAGATCTCAAAGCACAAGAAGAACAAATCCGTTGGGCCTATGATTACATCGTCAAATCTGTAGAAGCGCAACTAAAGGAAGCTAAAGCGGATTTGTTGCAATTGGAATCCGAGTATAGAATCCAAGCTATGAGCATTTTGTCTTCTAGCATTGGGCAAACGGATGCGGCATTAAATGAACTTGCAGTAACGATAGAAATTCTTTCCGCTGAAATTGCGGAAGCGCAACAACAAACAGAAGCAGCACGAAAAGCCAGAGATGCTGCGTTGGATAAACTCTATGGACGCGATAAGAAAAGTGCCGGTGGAAAGAGCGAAGCAGAAAAAGCACGGGAAGAAATTGAAAGATATATTAAAAGCCTGGAAAAGCAGCGTGACACCTTTGGCATGACTTCCAAGGAGTTGGCAATATATGAACTCAGGGAAATGAAGGCCACAGATCAACAGATTGAATCAGCAAAAGCCATTCTTGACGAAATCGGAGCATTGGAGGGCAAGAAAAAAGCAATCGAAGAACTTAGAGAATCAATGAAGGAATATGAAAAATCGATGCAGATTTTGGCCGATTTGAGGATGGCGGCCTTACCTGAGGAAGAACGAGAGCTGCAAGAAATAAAAAGTCATTATGAAGAACTATATAAACAAATTGATGAGCAAGTAGAATTACAGAAAAGACATGGCAAGCTTCTTGGCATTTCCACCGAAGAAGCCAATAAATTACGCCAGATGCTGGGCGAACGTATGCGGGAAGAGATAGCGGCCGCTTCTCAAACCACTTCAGAAGTTGCCAATGAAATGGTCACTATTTTTGAGGAGGCCGCCAAAAATATTTACAACAGCTTTACCGATACTTTCCGAGATATCCTTGACGGAGGAGTAAACTCCTTCCAAGATTTAGGCGACCGGATTGTGGATGTATTTAAAGATATCCTTGCCCAAATGGCAACATTAGCAATCGCTAAGCCTATCATTGTGCCCATCATAACAGAAGTCGGCGGATTGCTGGAAGTGGAAAAGGAAACTGCGGGAATATTAAAAGAGATGGGTATTTCCGGGCCTATTGCTTCCGGTGGCGGAACCAGTGCTGCAACAGGCGTCGGGATGGCAAGTATTGGTGCTGGATTTGGCGGTAAATTGATTCCCAATTTGCAAGTTAAATCTGCTGGGTATTTGGCGGATTTGGCCGGTTTCGCTTTTGGAGAAAAAGCTGCTACAGGAA